AGCTTGTCGCCGGCCGGCCAGCGCTCGGCGGTGTTCACCGGGGCGCGCGCGCCCGCGGCGTCGGGGAACACCTGGACCGGGCTCGCACGTTTCGTGTCGTCGCTCGCGTCGAACACCTGGAATGCGACCGTCGCCGCGTCAGCGAGCACGCCGCCGACGGGCGTGAACAGCTCGAGCACCGGCTTATCACCGCTGCTCGCTTGCCCGCGGGAATCAGCGGCACAGCTCCGCCTGCCGCGGGCGTGGCGCCGGCTGCCTCGGACACGGCGCCGGCTGCCTCGGGCGCGGCAGTTCCGCGGTGATCATCGGCGCCGCCCCGCGGTCGCGACCGAGCGCGGGCCGGGGTCGCGCCGGCCGGGGTCGCGCCGGCCGGGGTCGCGCAGGTCGGCGGTCGTCAGGTCGCCGCCCACCGCCGTGAGGTCCCGCGGCACCGTCACGTTGGGGTCGGCCGCGCGAGCACGCTCCTCGGCGCGCTTCTTCTCCGCGAGCTCGATGCGCTCCGCTTCCTCCTGGCTGCAAACGTCGAATGCCAGCGGGGTGTCCTCGTCGTTGGGGACCTGGTGCACGGTGGCGAGATAGCCCGCGACCGCGTCGGACACGCGATACCAGCCCTTGGCCTCTTCGAAGGTGTTGGAGAACGCGGTGTATCGCCGGATGACGTGGCCCTTCTTGGCGTCGAGAGGGCGGAGGCGGATCAGCTTGGCCATGAGGAGGTTCCTTCAGCCCTTGGTGGTCTTGAGCACGACCGCGGCGAGCGCGTTCACGGTCGCCTTGAGCTGGTTGATCAGCGCCTGCTCCCCGGCGCCATACGCGGCGGTCGCGTCCGCGGCCACGACCCGGGCGGGCTTGAGGGCCGCCAGGTCGTCGGCGACGTCGCGCAGGGTGTCCGCCAGCGTGGGCTGGCCCGCGGCGCCGCCCGGCGTCAGGTTGGCGCCGCCGGAGCCGAACCGCTTGGTGATCTTCGCCATTACGCAGACACCTTCACGTTCACGGCACGAACGACCGCGGTCTCCTCGGCGTAGCGAACGTCGAAGCGCAGGGTCGCGACGATGACCAGGACGCCGTCGGTGACGATCTTGTCGACCTCGACGCGGATGTTGCGCCAGATGCCGACGTTGATGTTCTTGGGGTCCGTCAGGAGGATGGCAGTGGTGTTGGCGGCGGGCCCGAGGTTCTCGGGGAACATCGGTACGTCGAGCACGGGCACACCAGAGTACGTCGCCGGCACGTCGTCCTCGATGTACTTGTCGCCGCCGGCGGTCGCGCGCTCGGACAGCGAGTCCTTGTAGTCGATCTCCGCGTTGACCGAGGTGAAGAAGCGGAGCAGCTTCTTGTTCTTCACGAACGGGTGCGGCAGCGTCTTGAGCATGTCGCGGAACACGCCCTTGTTGGCGGTCTGGTTCTGCGCGTCGACGATGTTCGAGCTGGCCTGCTTGAGCACGCCGTCGAGCTTGGCCAGGAACGGGTCGCTGCTGGTCCGGTCGCCCTGGATGATGACCTCGTCGACGTCGCGCGCGATGGCCTCGGCCATCAGCTGCATGATGGTCTGGCGCAGCTGACCGCGCTCGATCTGTTAAAATCTCGAATGTCTCCGCGGAGTAAGCGTGGCAGTCGAAACGACTGACCGACCTTGTCGTGGTTACGCTCGTCGTAGGCAAGGTGCGTTGCATCCGACTGCTGCGCGTTGGTGAGCGGCTTCAGCTCAATCCGCATCCGCCCGGTGTGCTCGTGATTACTGCCGCCGCTCGACGACTCGGCTTCGATCACGAGCACGCGATGAAAGTTCCGCTTCCCCTTGATGTTGTTCTCGATGTAGCTCTCGATGCGCGGGATCGACTGGGCAGATAGCCGACCACCAGAGACGAGCAATGCAAGTGGTGGTACACTTTTGTTTTCGAAGTACAGGTAGTTCACCTCCTCAGCCTGCCGCGAGCCGAGCACCGCGAGCAGGTTGCCAATCCACCGCGGGATGCCGTACGCCGACCGCGCGTTGTGGATCTTGAAGTGGAGGACCTCCGTCGCCGGCCCGTCGTCGAGGTCGGCAGCGACGAGCTCGTCGATCGACGCGTACGCCCGCCCCGACTTGCGCGAGATGCACCGCGGGTCGCCGAACTCCTTGAAGAACACGACCTGCTGCTCGAACACCTGGACGTAGCGCCGGAACCGCCTCCGCACCTTCATCGTGTCGAACGACAGCTCGGAGACCTTGATGTTCAGGTCGTCCTCGACGAGCTCGGCGTCGAGCGGCAGGAGCCGCATCGTGAAGCCGGGCAGGTACACGAACTGCGCGAGCTCGCCGCCGCCGTCGCGCAAGACCTCCCAGTAGCCGTTGCCCATCACCTCGAGGTCCTGCCGCGTGCGCCGCCGCAGCGTTACGAACGACAGGTCGATGCACGCGAACTCGAAGAAGGTCTCGAGCCGGGACTTCTCGAGCCGCATGTGCTCGGTGACCTCGGCCTTTTTCGCCGCGACCTCGTCGGGTGTCGGCGTGTTCGCGAGCGCCTGGACCTTCGGGTCATCGCGGAACCGGGGGGCGGACTTCTTGCGCTGGCGCTCCACGAACAGCGCGTTGGCGATCCGGTGGTCCGCATCGCTCGCGTCGAGGTCAATGACCGGCTCGAAGCGGTGGCCGAACGCGTCGATGTTGGTGACGTAGGCGTCGACGTTCTGGCGGAGCGACGACGAGTTCTCGAACAGGATGGCCAGCGTCTCGGGGTCGTACGGCGGCGTGACGACGCCCATGCCGGCGAACACCTGCTCGCGCTGCTCGGCGTCCGCCCAGGGCATCGCGTTCGAGTCGGCGACGCGGCCCGCGTCGCCGCCCAGGACGTGCGCCTTGATGAGGGCGATCCGGTCGCCCAGCATGCGCACGGCCTCGTCGACGTCGAGGGTCGAACCCGAGGGGGACGTATCGGCGGTGTGGCCGGTCTCGTCGGTCATCACAGCGCTCGGAAGTCGAAGCCGGCGGCGATCGCCCGCGGCGCGCCGGAGGTGAGCTGGTTCGTCCGCACGCGCACGAACTCGACGGTCAGCGGGAGGAGGACGAAGCCGGGCGCGGTCAGCGGCGCGCCGATGGCCTCGAAGTTCTCACCGTCGATGCTGCCCTCCAGCTGGAGCGAGCCGACGAACGGCCCCGAGACCTGGACGGTCTTGTCGCGCAGCCGAAACACATTCGCGGGGGACCCCACGCCGGCGGCCGCCGGCACCTCGAGCGGCATCTGCTCGGGCCGAGCCATCACCGGCCTCCCGGCGCGCGCGCGGCCGCGGGTGAGCTCGGAGCAGGCAGCAGCGGGGGCGGATCCACAACCGCCGCGAGATCGCCGCCAGCCATCGGCGACAGCGCGCGCACGACCCGGCCGAAGGTCAGGAGCCGCACGTTCGCCGCCGCTCGAGCGGCCGCTTCGGTGTCGGCGGTGACCTGGAAGGCGCCCACCGACCGCAGGCGATTCGCTGGCTGGGTGTGCAAGTCGGTCTGGAAGATGTGGACTCGATAGTTCACGTGCGCCCCGAAAAGGAAAAAGCCCCGGAGAGCAAGCAGGGAACTTGCCTTCCGGGGCTCGAGTGATTCGACAGCCCGTCGTTCGCGTGGTGGTTGGGTCGGTGGGTCGGTTGGGTCTATAGCTCGTCGAGCTTCTTGCTCTGCTTCACCTGAATGTTGCAGACCTTGCCGTGCTGGAAGCTCACGGTCACTTTGCCGAAGAAGCCGCTCGCTGATTGCCGCTCCAGGAACCGGAGCAGCCGGCCCATCGGATGCGGCGTGGCGATCGGCCGCTGTGACTCGTCATCTCGGTCTTTCACTATACTCATCTTGATAGCCCTTATCCAATGATTCGAACGTTGATTTCGGTCACGGCGCCTGGCAGCGGGCCGCGTTCCTTCTGACAGGCCAGGGCCACCGACCAGTAGCGATCCCCATGCCCGCGGCCACCCGCGTCGCGCTCGACCTCGAACGACGGCTTCCCCGTCGGCGTCAGCCCGCGCTTCACGCCGTGGATCTGCGCCACGAGCTCGCGATCCTTGGGCAAGACGACGTCCTTGCGCTGCAGGAGGATCTTGAAGTCCGTCGCCCAGATCTCCTTCGACTCGTTCGTGAACGTCTCCGGCACCACGCAGCCGAAGTCGCGGCCGAGGTTCTCGGCCAGGTGCATGCCGATGCCGTTCTGGTCGATCGACAGCCGGCCGATCGGCAGCGTCGTCAGCATGCGGCGGAGGTCGGCCTCCTGGTCGGCGAACGGGACCTTGTCGTAGCTCTTCAGCATCCGGCACACGTGCTTGCCGCCCGTCTGCTCGAAGATTGACAGCTCCGACAGGTCGCGCTTGCGACCGACGTCGAACCCGGCGACCAGGCGGCCTGAGACGTCGCCGAACGTGGCGAAGTCGTCGGCCATCACGAGGTCGTCCGTCGTGCACGGGAGGATCAATTCATAGCTGTAAAACGAATAGGATTCATCGCAGTAGGCGTTCTCAAACTCCTGCTGGAAATCGTCCAGAGCCAAGGCGTCGAACTGGTCGTTGATGTCCTTCGTTCCGAACGTCCGGACGCGCTCCTCGGTCGTCATGAGCGGCGCGTCTTTCGCCGCGCGCGCCACGTCGATGCAGAGGAAGCTGCACAGCCACCACGGGACCTGCTGCCGCCAGTAGGCGCGATACTTCCGGAGTTCTTCCCTTGCGATCTGCCAAAACACGCCGCGCCGACCGAGCGGCGACGAGCAGCCGGTCAGCTGGCCGCGCGAGCGCAGGATGAGCGCGGTCGATCCCTTGTAGACCTCGCGGTCGTTCGCGTAGTGCGCGAGCTCGTCGAGGTAGACCTCGCCCTTCTTACCGCGTGGCGCCTTCGAGGGATTCGAGATAATGCGCGAGACCCGCTTCGACGCACCATTGGAGAGGAAGCCCAGTTCCGTGCGGGAGTCGATCACCAACTTTTTCCGATAAGCCAGGGGAAGCTCCTCGGCGAGCTGATGAGCGTAATTCACTTTTTCTTTGGCATCCTCGAGGTTGTACGAGACCATCACTGCGGTATGCGCCTCGCGCAGGTGGCAGCGCGCGACGGCCTCGCAGGCAAACAGAAACGAATACCCCACCTGTCGGGCCTTCTCGACCCAGCGATATCGGGACTTGGATTCGAGAAAAGCCAGCTGGTACTTCTCGAACACCAGCGGCTCCTCATTGTAGCGCCCAAGGGCGCTCAAGAAACCCGCCTCAGTTCCGAGCCAATCGAGCAGATCTTGCTCGTTGCGTTTGCCGACGAGCAAGGGACCCTGCGCCGTCGACGAACCTGGCAATCCCGGCTTGCCTTCGTTCCCAGGAAGAGCGTGAGTGTTGGAAGGAGGTTGTTCATGCCCGCGTACGCTTCCAGCATCCGCCGCCCGCCCCGCACCCTCACCGAGCTCGAGCAGGCCCGCGTCCTCAAGGTCACCGGCGAGCACCGCGCCGGGTTTCGCGACCACGTCATCCTGTCGATCGCGCTCGGCACCGCGCTGCGCCAGCACGAGATCGCCGCGCTCGACATTGGAGACGTCCTGAACCGGGACGGCCGCGTTCGACGGCGCATCACCCTGCGCGTGTTCAAGCGGTCCACCGACGAGCCGGCGATCCAGGAGATCTTCCTGCCCGACCGCGTCTGGCACAAGCTCACGAAGTTCATCGCCTGGAAGCGGTCGCACGACCAGAGCCTTGCGCCCGACGCTCCGCTGTTCATCTCGAGTCGCCGGCAGCGGATCGCCCTGCGCACGATCCGTCATCTGTTCCGCACCTGGCAGCAACGCGCCGGGCTCGACCAGCTGTTCCCGTTCCACGCGCTGCGCCATTCCGCGCTGACCGCCGTTCAGCGACGCACGCGCGACATCTTGCTCGTCCAGCGCATCGCCCGGCACAAAAGCGTCGAGACCACCATGAGGTACGCCGCGCCCAGCGACCAGGACATCATGGACGCGGTCCGCGATCAGCTCTGCTGAGTTGGAAGGGTGGGCTCGACCGCTTGCGCCATCGAGCCCACCCGTCCCCGTGCCTTGGCGTGCCGGGCCGGGCCGAGCCGAGCCTTGCCATGGCGCACCTTGCCGGGCCGAGCCTTGCAGTGGCTGGCCTGACAACTGATTGGCAGTAATGGACTGCCCATATGTGGAAGCTACTGACTCTGGATCCCCGGCCGTGTTCACGGACAAAACGAGCCCATCCATTTTTTCCGGCGACCCATTTCCCCAAATGGGCATTTCCGGATTTCGGAACACGCGATTCTCGGCACTTGCGAGATCGTCTATTTCCCGATTTCCAGCTCCATGGAAGGCGCCAGTAGGCACGCCCGGGGCGTCGTTCGAAAACGGGGAAACGGGGGCCGGGGGTGGCACACCCTTTGCTGACGTGCGCAGTCGGGTCGCGCGCGCGGCGTCCACGTGCGGTGCCGGTCGCTTCGGATCGGCCACGGTTCGCGCCACGTTCGCGCACGGCGCGTCGATGATGGGTCCGGGCAGGTAGACCGCGGCCCCGCCTGCGAGCACGCCCAGGGGCGAATCGGGCGCGGGACCGAGGCCGAGTGGCGGGACAACGGCCGCTGAACAAGCGGCGGCGGTGTGGAGCCGCGCCGTGCTGCCGGGGCCGCAAGCCGAGCTGCTGGGCACTGCGGATCCCGCAACCTGGCCATGTCCGACCCAGGGAGCGGCCGATCTAACCCCTTGGAACTCCGTAGTCTTGGGGGGCAGATCCGGGCCTGACATTGCCAGGTTTGTGAAGACCTGGCCATCTCCAACTCGCTCAGGGGTTGCTGACATCGCCATCCCCCTCATCGTCGAGTCCGTCGCCGCCAGCCGCGCCGCTGGCACGGGCCGCGATGCCGGCGCCAGCCGAGCCACGGGCGTCGAGAGAGCCACGGGCGTCGAGATTGTCGCCGCCGGGCGCGCTGCCAGCACTGCCAGCACCGGTCGCGGGAGCCGTGGCAACGCGAGGAGTCGCCGCGTCCTGGTGTGCGGACGCGGTGCCCGCGAGCTCGGGCGTCATATTGTCGAGTTGGCTGCGGACCTGGCGATGGCGCTGCTGGATCTCTTCGAGGGAGATCGTGAGCTGCGAATCGCCACGCGAGTCCGCGTTGCCAGACAGCAGCTCCTTCAAACGGACGAGGCGATCGAGGTCTGAAGGCGAGTCAAAGCGGACCTTGCCTTCGGCGAGCGCCTGTTTGAAACCGACGATGTAAGCGTCCACAACTTCGACGACGTTCGCGGTGGCATCCGCGCGAGAGCTGGACTGCTTCTCGATCATCTTCGACTCGAACCGAGCCTGTGCCTTGAGCTGGGCCTCCTTGCGGCGTTCGAAGCATCGTGCCCGGTTCGCGTACATCCACATGCGATTCGCACTGACGCCGTAGCGCCTTGCGAGGATCGCCAGCGATGGAAAGCGGAGCGTCTCGACGCCGGTCTCCGGATCGACCAGACGCTCACCGAAGACCAGCGCCGCGTCGACCGCGTGCCAGTCGATGATCGGCGCGTCTTCGCGCTTCGGTCGCCCCTTCGGTCGCTTGGGCTTCGCACCGTCGGCGACCGGCGGCGTGCCGGGTGGAACTGCATCGCTCACAGACTCCAGCATAGGGATACCGATATCTTTGTCTAGCCCTGAACAGCACTAATGATGATCATTGCTATCAGTACACAGCGCCGTTCATTGCTATCAGTACACAGCCCCGTTCATCATTGCTATCAGTACGCAGTCCGCACGGGGTGTTCATTGCTATCAGTACGCAGCGCCGCGCGCGGTGTTCATTGCTATCAGTACGCAGCGCCGGCCATCATTGCTATCAGTACGCAGCGCCGCCAGCCCCGGGGCCGGCGAGATCGACTGCTGCGACACGGCGACGATCCGAAGTGCCTGCGGGTGCCTGCCGGGTACCCAAGGCGTCACCGCCGTTGCCGCCTTCGCGAACGTCAGCGCCGCGTGCGCCCGGTCGGCCGTCGACCGGTCGAGCAACGTGCAGCTTCGAATACGCGCAGCGCGGTGCCGTTCAAGGTCAGGAGCGCGACGACCGAGGTCGCCGCTGATCCATCGCCCGCGCTGGGCGAGCTCGGCGTCGCGATCAGCGCCGTGGCCACGTCCGCCCCGCGCTACCGGGCCGGCAGATCCAACCGCTATTCACATAGTGATTAATATTCACATTCGCGCTGCGCGAGGCGGTCGACGGGGACCCCCTACGAGATTACAATTAGTTATCGGCCGCAGGCGAAGCCACGTTGGGCAAGGTGCCGTAGGGTGCCCACAAGGTGCCGTAACAGTTTCCCCTTAGATTACAAATATCTTAGGCACCTCGGCACCTACGGCACGTCTGGCTGTCCCCCTCCTATAGCGTCAGGGCATAACACTCACATTATGACTACACGTCATATTCATAATGTGAGTGATAGTC